CTGCGTGTTGTTGTGGGTTTGATGGGTCATGCCTCCCTCCCGAGATAGGTGAGGTTGGCTTTGGCGAACTGTGTCGAGAGATCTGGATACCGACCATCCTTCCAGTTCTTCCGGATAAGATCGGTGGATAGCCCGTTAGCCAGGTCGCCAAGGAAAAGCGCGTTACCAAGACCAACCTTGGGTTTCGGGGTGAACAGGTCAGACATGTTCACCAGCCCACCTGTCTACCATGTCTACCTTCGCGCGCGTATACCTAGCCAGCGCTACTCCTTCTCTCTTTTTCTTTTTGTTGAACTTAGAAGTAGTAAAGTAGTCAGAGGTGGTAAAATGGTTATGGTTCAATGCCTTAACCATGACTACCTGAGAGACTACATTAAGGAATTGACTACGGTAGTCACCCTTGCACCCGTTCACGAAAGGCGCGTCAAATGTGAACAGCCTGACTACAGCAGGCGCGGGTTCCCTGGTGCCTGTAGTCACATTGTAGTCAGGGCTGTAGTCAGGCTTTCGGGGCATCAATCATCCCTCATATAGACGCGGATCGAGCGGCGTTTTCCGTCCTCGCCAAGCTCCTTGCGAGGCACCGATTTGAAGCCGAGACGGCGCAGGCAGGATGACACGCGGTCCCTGGCCTTGCCGTCCATGCGTTCGTTCGGAACACCGATCTGCTGAAGCGCAGCGCTGATGCTGACGGATTTGACCGGGACGCCGGTTTCCTCTTCGGACTTGGCAATCTTGGCGGTGAGAATTTCGTCCCACACGTCATATTCCTCCCGATCTGCCACTTCACCAGCGGCCAGCGCTTCCTCTTCGGGGGAAAGCCACCAGGGTTCATCGGTCAGGAATGCGCGGTAAGCCTCGGCCCATATCTGGTCGCGGCGCGTGGAGATCAATTCAACATCGGCCTTGGTGACTTCGATGGGCCAGTATCTGCGGTTGCCTGTGCTGTCGGTCAGATAGCCACTCTCACCGGGGTTGATCGTGCCGAAGAATATGCACTGTCGCGGGTGGTCGCTGGCCATCTTGGCGTAAGGCAGGACGACGCGATCGGAACGCATCGAGAGCATGCCTTTGACCGTGTTCTGATCGCGCTTGGCGATGGCGATGAATTCGGCCAGTTCGACGCACCATGCACCCATCATGGCCATGACCATCTTGTTGTGCTGATCGAAAAGGTTGACGGATTCGGCCGTGTATTCCTCACCGAATAGCACGGCGATGGCCGTGGATTTCCGGATACCCTGCGGACCCTCCAGCACCAGCACCGTGTCCACCTTGCAGCCGGGGCGGAACGCGCGGGCGACCGCGGCGATCAGCGTCTTGCGCCCCACGGCGCGTGTGAAAGCGTTATCCGGCGCGCCTAGGAAGGCGTGAAGCCAGTGATCGAGACGAGCCGTTCCATCCCATTTCAGGCTACGCAGATAGTCGCGCACCGGGTGAAAGGCATTGTCCTTGGCGTGGCGCATCACGGCCGGCAGGACATCACCGATCGTCGGCTCGAAGTCATTGGCCTCAAGAATCAGGCGGATATCGATCAGGTGGTTGTCTTCGAGTGGTAGGCCATTCCATTCAGCCCGCTGGGCCAGTTCGTTCCACTTGATTGTGTTGCCGAGAACGCGAATGTTCTGGAGGCAGAGCATCAGGTTCGTGATGTTCTTGCGGACCTGGCCTTTGCCGGACTTGTCCAGCTTGCCCTTCCAGGCGCCAAGCTCGATGTAATCACCAGCCATCATGCCGCTTTCCGAATGTGTGATGCGCTGGCCGTCGCGCGGGGAAGGCGTGCCGCGCGCATGATCGCGCGGTTAAAGTCCTTGGGCTCAACGCCGACGCACTCGATGTGCTGGGGCAGGGCTGATGGACTTAGGGTGATCTTGGCGATGTCGCCGATGACAAGCGCGCCAGGCACTTCGTCCCGTTCTGTCGGGACGGTGATCCACGATTTGCCATGTAGGCTCTGGCGCTGAATTGCAAAGCCCGCCCGGCGCATGGCCCAGGCCTGAAAGAACGCCCGGGGGCTGGCGTGGATCTGGTTCGCGTCGTCGGTCAGGTTGCCGACGAGCTGCGCCGCCACATCACCGAGAACATAGGCCGTGTCGTCCACCGGGTTCCACGCCACCACAACCTCGATATTCAGCCAGTCGGTATCAATCGGATCAAACACGCACGGGGCCGGGTGGGCGGCAAGGATCAGGGGCTTGTCCTCGATACGGACAAGGCGGAATGGGGTCATCGCATAGATCGCACCATGCTCTGCCGGATTGATGCGCAGTGCCCTGGCAATGGCCGCGACGTGATATTTTCCACGCCACCATGCCTTGGCGGGCGTCTCGCGTGACAGCGCATACCAATAGGCGGACAGGCTGTTATCCATCGAGCAGGCCCTCCGCCTGAAGGCGATTGGCCACGTCATCGACAGACCATGCCGCGAAAGCGATTCCGCCGGCGCGTTCTTGTGCCGCCGCGAATTTCACCTGATCCGGCTTGAGGCGATCACGGCCGATCTTGGCATCGATCCAGATCGCGCGGCCCTTGATGGTCGCGGTGATGTCAAGCGCGCCCTTGGTGCCGAACTTCGCTGGTCGGCCATCGCGCGTGTAGAGCAGGCCGGGCGTATCGACGGGGACCGAGACAGCGCCGACTTCGCTCAGGTACAGGCGGATTTCGCGGACGAGATCGTTGTGGGTGGCGCTCATGCTGCCCTCCGTTGCCGTGCCTGCCAGCGATGGAGCGCCCAACCGGCCTTATATCCCCGCTGCTGGGCGAGGGCCCGCCAGTCGTCGAGCGTGTGGCAATCCGCTTCCTCAAGCCTGCGTTGGCGCTGTTGGGCGATCTTGCGCACCTCGGCCAATTCACCATCGACCACTTCGATTTCTCGCGCCTTGACTTGCACGGCGTGCCCACACTGCGGACACTTGGGGGCTGGGCGGAACACGAAAAAACATTCACTGCACTGGCGGATCGATACCTCGGCCGGCGCGGCCTTCTTGCGCTTCTCGCGGTCCTCAAGGCTCCATTCGCGATCATCGTCTGGTAGGCCGTGCGTCAGACTGTTGCCGGCATGGTCAAGGATGATCGCCACACTCTTGCCTTCAGAAGGTCGAAGCGCGCGGCCGACCTGCTGGAGGTGGAGGCTCAGTGATTTTGTCGGGCGCAGCAGGATCGCCGCCTCGATCGCGGGAACGTCAAAGCCTTCGCCGAACAGGTCCGCGTTGGACAGTACCAGCGTTTCGCCACGGCGGAATCGCTCGACAGCCGCGTCACGATCATCGGCGGACATCGACCCATCGACATGTTCGGCGGCGATCCCAGCCGCGCGGAACTGCGCGGCGATGTGCTGGCTGTTCTCGACGCCGGCAGCAAAGGCCACGGCCCGCTTGCCAGGGCAGAGCTTGAGGTAGTGGCCGATCGCGTCGCCGACGATCTGGGGCTTGTCCATTGCCTTGGCGAGCGCGCCGCGCTGGTAGTCGCCCTGCGCAGTGGCAATGCCGGAAAGATCGGGGGTGGCCGGCGCGAACAGGCGATAGGGAGAGAGTGAACCCTCCGCGATCAGTTCGGCCGTCGTCGGGCCTAGAACCATGTGGCTGAACCAGCGGCCCAGGCCGGCGCCATCCAGGCGCCATGGCGTTGCCGTCAGCCCCAGGACTCGCGCCGATGGAAAGCGCTCGAAGATTGCCTGCCATGACGACGCGCCGATATGGTGGCTTTCATCAAATACGATGAGGTCAGGGGCGGGGAGCGCGTCAAGGCGGCGCACGATCGTCTGGATACTCGCCACCTGCACGGTCGCGTGAGGGCTGGAGACGTGTCCCGCCTGAACCGTGCCATGCGGAATGCCGAGGCTGTAGAATGTCTGGCTCGCCTGACCAGCCAGTTCGCGGCGATGTGTCAGCCACCACGTGACGTTGCCCTTGGCGGACGCGCCGTGGACGATTGTCGAAGCCGTGAAGGTCTTGCCCGCCCCGGTCGGCATACAGAGTAAGACGGCCCGGTGGCGGGCCTTGTACGCCGCGCGCGTTTCGTTGATGACCTGGGTTTGGTAGGGGCGAAGCTGGGTCATGCGGCCCGCGCTCGGGCCAATGCGCCGGCCAGTTCAGCGCTGCCCTTGATATACGCGTCCTTGCGCTTGTGGTCGGCGCGCTCCGAAGGCCCGTCCAACGCGAAGAGGACGGGTGGTGCGACCGGCGTAGGGGCGACCCTTTGGGGGACCAGTCGCGCGTCGGCAAAAGGCTGTGACTGTTGGTTTACACGGCGAGACAGCGCATCAACCAGGCGTGCGAACTTGGGGCTTCGGCCCATGAAATTGATGGCGGTTTCCCGGCCCGTGATAACGGTGGAGTGGTCCCTGCCTAGCCGGCGTCCGATATCCGGGTATGAGTGCCCCTGCTCTCGCGCGACAAAATAGACCGCCTGTCGCACGCGGACGATGAAACGCTTGCGCGATCGACCTGTAATAGCCTCAGCGCGGTAGCCGGTGATGTCCGATGCGATCGCCACGATGTCCGCCACGCGCACTTTCATCACGCCACCGCCCGAAGCTTGCCCAGCAGCGCATCGATGCTGGCCCGCGCGTCTTCCAGCGCCGGGCGGCTCTCGCGCACCTCATCGGCTGTGATCGGGCCATCTTCCAGCGCCTTGCTGATCCGCGCCGCAGCATCGAGGACAGAGGTCAGCGCGGTATGATCGGCCATTTTTCCGGGCCGGCTCTGCACGCAAAGCCGATCGAACGCCCCGGTAAAACGACCATTCCACTCGCGTTTGCCGGCGGCGAAGGCAACCACACCCATTTCAGCCAGGCCAGCGCGGTACTTCGCGGCCTGGTCCTCGCTCTTGCCCAACACGCGCCCGATGTCCGCGTCAGTCAGTCCGTCCTCATGCTTGATCGTGGTCAGTTCGGCGGCGATTGCCTCCAAAACGGACGAAGCGGAAAAGATGCTGCGCTGCAGTGTGGATTGTCGTGTCATGGCTATGGCACCTCAAGGCTATGAAAGGAGATCGAAAAAACCGGGGCGGGCACGTTGGGTTCACACCCGCCCCGGCAGGGACGCGGCTTGCGAGGCCGCGTTGGGGGTTAGGTTGGGCCGCGCAGGAATCGCCCCACGATCGGGGCAGCGATGAGCGAGGTGGCGAGGTAGAGGAGGGCGCAGAGCATTTAGGCCAACCTGTCCGCGACGAGCTTCGCGTAGCCCACGATGTCGTGCCAGCTATCGTGATAGTCGGGGTCCCCATTCAATATTCGCCCGGCCTTGTGGGCGACCATTTCCAGAGCCTCTCTCTGATCTGGCGCGAGCTTCGACCAATTGGGGCTGTCGGCCATCGCGGCTTTGATCGCCTGCGTGATCCGCGCGTGTTCATCGAAGCTGCCGTAGCGGTTGCCGCGTTCGGCCAGAGTGGCGTCGATGGAGGTGGACGCAGGTGCAGCGATTGCTGGAGCGGCCATCTTGCCCATGGCCCTCCGAAAAAGTTCGTCGTTCGCGATTCCCCCCATCACGCAGCCTTCCCGGTGCGTTCAAGAGAATCCCCGGCACACCCTGCGATCCTGCCCGGATTAGCCGGGAGCGCATCGAACTCAGACGCGGGTATGTCGATGCTCCGGGCGGCGAGGCTCTCGATGATCTTGAGCCGCCACTCATACGGCACGCGGCGCCCAGATTGTCGCCACTTCCTGCGCGCTTCAATGGGGGCACCTAGGGCTTCGGCCT